TGGTAGTATTCCTACTAACATTGTTGTACGTTGGGGTGAAGCGCAGGCTTAATTTATATCAGGTCAACAAGGTCAAAAACTGTTTGAAGTTTTGTGCGGATGGTTTTATTACTAAAACTATTCCGTAGACCTTGATGTAACGGCTTAGGCGCATGGTCAATGTTAACCCATGACCAACCGCAATGTTCATCGCTTAGTTCAGGAACAAATTCGTTTTGAATAACACATAAGTAAGTGTGGAAGTTAAAAACTTTGTCGTTAGAAACAAATGTTTCAATTGGAATTGTTTTTAATACTTTTGGCATTGCACCAATTTCTTCAGTAACTTCACGTTGTAAACCCTGCCATGGGTTTTCATCTTGAAGGTTAGTACCTCCAACTAGTCCCCAAGTACCAGAGTGTTTACCGTGAGCTTTTTGTAATAACAGGAATCGTCGTGTAGATTTAGCGTAGAACAATGCTCCGCTACAAACTATACGATCTTTTACAATTCCAGTCTCCATGATCCTACCTTATATTCGCCTTCAAACGATTTAGCCCATTGTACGCCATTCCATACAAATTGTATTCTAAAGTTTGTTTGGCTCTTGTATATATTAGTTTGCCATAGTAAGGTATCAGTTTCTTGAGCGGCGCTGAATATAACATGCCACGCGGCACCATCATATTCAATAATATCGTTTCCGTGTGCTACAAAGAGGCCCCATGCCGGTGTGCTTTGTACAATATCTTCAACAATGAGGAACCTATCACCTGCCACCGGATTAATCATTCCGTGTCCTGGATAGACTTTTGTAGGATCTATAATAGCATCAAATGTACCCCTTGCTGTAGATTGATCAAACCCTGCATCTCCAAACATAAAGCCATCAGAGTCAATCAGTGTATCCGACGGATATGTATCATTGTCCCATACAACTGATAATATTGTAGGATCTAATGAACTAATTGCCACAGTTCCAACAACATCGGCGCCATTAGGCTGTGTGATGAATAGTGTGCTAGAGCCAGCAATATACTTTCCAGGATAGCGATTAAATACTTCTTGCCACTCAATCGGTGTACCTTGGCGTACTGGAATATCTAAACTAGGCTCTCTTGGTAATGAGCTCTCAGCATGATGCAATAGTATTGCTTGATTATTGTAAACTTGGATATTGTAGTCAGTAATTGTCACAACTTCTCTAGCTAGTAATGTTGACAAGCTAGTCTCAGGCCCAACTAGTGGTTGTCCAAGTCCTTCGATATATTCATTGCTGTCAGTTTGTGAGCCACTATAGATGCTAGTGATAATTTTTGTAATAACACCAAGGTGTTTGACCTTAACTGGAGGGCTGATCCATATAGGAGTTTCTAAAGTTAGAGTAGCAATATCAATGGGGGTGTCTGTACCAACTGGGACTGCTCTGCTGGACCATGATACCTGTGTTAGGTTTAAAATAGTTAAACTAGTCCAGTCAATATAGTTGTCACTAGTTTGCAATTCTAAACTAGGATTAAACAGCACCAACATCTGTTCAAGTAATTGTAACTTTTGATCAGTGTTTGCAGTCCAAATATCGCACTTCATTGTCAGCTTAAATGGAGTTGGCATTAATCGTTCAACTGTATAGTTACGTCCTTGGCCGGTAGTGTATACTGGATTTGCAGGATCTGCATTATTGATTTCTCGTTCACGAACGTGAACTTTGCCAACAAAGCTACTATCACCTAATCGGTTAGCATCGATATCAAGTCCACTAATATAAATGCTCATACGGGGTACTGAATTAACTTTATTTTCACTATTTTGTCTAATTATGCTTGCCACTTGTCGATCTGCATCACCGTACATAACCGGCACTTGGTGTAGAGTTCCGTCACCGTATTTTACTACAAAGTTACTTAACACACGAATTGTCTGCGTTAAGTAACGTCTTATCTGACCGTCATAAAAGTGTTGCATTATAGATCCGCCTTTGGTCTAAGAGCTGTTGTCAAGCTCTGTCTCTGAGCTTCTCTGTTGTTACATAAACTTACCTTCCAAGTTCCAGTGTATGGAATTATTTGTTGTTCGGTATTGATCACAGGCATTGTTATGTAGGCTTTACTGCTGACATTGGTCAGCATGCCTGGATAGTCTGCGATTGTAAACGCAATCTCAGTAGTTTCTAATTTTATCACCAGGTACTTGGCAGTTGCAAAGGTAAAGTCAATATTAGTATTAAAGAGGTGTACACCTTCAACAAGTTTAACCCAATCAATTGCAACAGCTTCGTTGTAAATGTGTGACTCATTATTAATGAAACTAGTTTTAAGAGTCTGTCTAGAATTATTGTTAGTCATGTTCATGCGTACTGCATCTTCAATCTTAACCCAACGTGTTCCATCAAATCGGAACAATCTATTGGGTAAAAAGTCTGTACGCAAGAAGAAATCGTCTGGACCTGCGGTATCGGGGAATTGTATCCCGTGACCAAAATCGTATCCGTTGCTTGGAAATCCGTCACCAACAAGGTAGCCAGTATAACCAGTTCTTACTGGACGTTTGTTATTTTCAAGAGCAGTGTATGAAGTTATACTAGCATCTAGTTCTGTGGTTGTGTCAGCAGTATTTAAGACTGTTTTTCCGTCTAGGCCTACACCTAATGTATAAAATTGTCTTGTCTCGTAACCACTCTTTGGTGCATCAACTTCTGCTTGGTTAATGACTGCTAAATTAATTTCAAGCTCTTTAGATTTTGTACTTAATAAATCTGCAAGCGTTTGTCCCGTAGGATCACCATTAGAATCCAGCGCAGGTTTACTGAAAATATCAGCAAACTGTTGGCTATCTGTGACCTTCTTAAGTTTCAATCTATACAAGTGTGGAAACCATGTAGAACTAAATCCTTCACTAGCACGGCCAACATCTTCGATAACATAGTACCTTGGAAGTGCTACATCAAAGTCATTGAGGGCAAACTGGTCTCTTAAATGTGGTAATTCTATAACATCGCCACTCAACGGTTTTCTACCTATATACTTGATAAAATCGTTAATATGTACGGTCATGTACAAGGTGTCATTGTCAATAAACAAACCAAACTGGCTTAAATTAAAGTCAATATTTTGTACATTATACAGGCCGCGAATTCGATAAATTTCTTCACTGTATTTTCGATCTCTGTTTTCTAAGAATAACAAATCTTGGATATTTGTTTCCTTTACAGCATCGTAAATTGGCTGATCAGCAGTACCTGTGGTAGGATTTTTAGGGCCTAGGTACTTGTGTAAGTATACATCTGTTCCACCAACCTGAAACATCTCAGAAATCTGACGGTCGATAAATTTATAATCTTGCCCTCTTTCGGGCTTATACAGTGATAGTCTTGGCATATGATATTTATCGTAAATAATATTAACGATAAATATGTATGGAGAACTTAATATGGCAGATAATTACCCATCAGATCCTAGTGAATCAGACAGTACAATAGAACGTAACAAGGTATTTGATTACGTGCGTACTATGCTGGGCGACGGCATGGTTGAAGTAGAGCTTGATCCTAAACATTACGAAACTGCACTAGATCGTGCAATTACAAAGTTTAGACAGCGTTCTAGCAATTCTGTAGAAGAAAGCTATATGTTCTTAGAATTAATACAAGATCAAAACGAATATAAACTGCCAAATGAAGTTGTAGAAGTGCAGAGCATATTCCGCAGAGCAATTGGTTCACGTAGCGGGTTAGGTTCCGGCGGAACATTATTTGAACCATTTAATTTGGCCTATACCAACAGCTACTTGTTAACCGGTAGCATGATGGGCGGTCTTGCAACATACGAAATGTTTGCAGGATATCAAAAATTAGTGGGACGTATGTTTGGTAGTTACATTGAATTCAAATGGCGACAAAGCAATCATACCCTTACTATTTTACAACGTCCGTTTGCCGCAGGCGAACAAATCTTAATTCGCTGCCATAACTATCGTCCAGATTTTGTATTGCTACAAGACATTTACGCAAAACAATGGTTGTACGATTATACCCTTGCAGTATGTAAATTAATGCTAGGTGAAGCACGTAGCAAGTTTGGAAGCATTGCCGGCCCTGGATCTCCAATCACATTAAACGGTGCCGCTTTACAAGGGCAAGGCAAAGAAGAAGTCGAAAAGCTAGAAAAAGAAATTGGCGAACTTGTTTCTGGCGGAACTCCAATGACATTCGTGATTGGCTAACAAATAATTTGACCTTGTAATAAAACTGTTATATACTAGTAGTTCATTAGGAGACTACTATGATTATTGGTGTATGCGGGTTTATTGGTTCTGGCAAAGATACCATTGCAGATTATCTAACTAACTTCCACGGTTTCCGACGAGAAAGCTTCGCTAACACCCTTAAAGATGCAGTAAGCTATGTCTTTGGCTGGGACCGCACTATGCTAGAAGGCCGCACAAAACAAGCACGTGAGTGGCGAGAACAAGTAGATCCATGGTGGTCACAGCGTTTGAACATGCCCGACCTTACTCCCAGATTAATGCTTCAACTATGGGGCACTGAAGTATGTCGCAGAGGATTCCATGATGATATTTGGATTGCCAGCCTAGAAAACAAACTCCGTACTAGCACTGATAACGTAGTCATCTCTGACTGTCGTTTCCCCAATGAAATCAAATCAATTCGTGAAGCAGGCGGCATTATTGTCTGGGTCAAACGAGGCGAATTGCCGGAATGGTACGAAGATGCTGTTAATTCAAATCGTGGAGAGACAGGAAATTTTGCCTGGGCCACAAGTCGTAGTAGGTTAGAAAAAATAGGGATTCATGCTAGCGAAACTGCTTGGGTTGGCACCAAGTTTGATGCTGTGTTAGACAATAACGGAAGCATTGATGACTTGTTTGAACAAGTTAAAGATCTGGTACTAAGTCACCTTGACGCCAACGAATCCCCTCTTTATGTAGGACACGCTGACAGTTTGAGCATACCGTCTTAAGGTTGATAGGGCGACAGTTGTTTAGGTCGCCGTCAACATGAAATACAGCAAACACTTCCGTGTGCTGTGATTTAAAGCCGCATTTGTCACAAGTATTTTTTATCTTATAGCCAGCTCGATGCCATCTGGCAATACCAGCATACTTGCCACCCTTAAGGCAAGCCTCACATAATTTTCTATAATAAGTCCTGCCGTTTTTAACATAGTTAACGGCAGCTGGCCTATAGCCGCACGAACATAATGGTCTCATATTTTATTTAAGCCTTTTCCGTCCCTTTTTTAGAGTGTATTACAAGTATAAAAAGCCAAAAAGCACTAAATACAATTAGAATGAACACGTATTCACGGAGATTACAAATATGGCTCAATTAAGTTCACCAGGTGTAGCAGTTACGGTTGTAGACGAAAGTTTTTATACACCAGCGGCTCCCGGGACAACCCCTTTAATAGTAGTAACTAGTGCTGAGAATAAAGCAAATGGTTCTGCAACTGGTACAGCACCTGCTACACTAAAAGCTAATGCAGGTAAAGTTTACCTACTAACAAGTCAGAAAGATTTAGCGGATAGCTTTGGTACTCCAATCTTTAAGACTGATAGTAATAATAACCCAATCCATGCAGGCGAACAAAACGAATATGGCCTACAAGCGGCTTACAGTTATTTAGGTGTAAGTAANCGTGCATTTGTTGTNCGTGCAGACATTGATCTATCACAATTAGATGCTAAGGCAATAGCACCTGCTGGTGAGCCAGNNGACGGCCAGTANTGGTTTGATACAGCAAATACTAAGTTTGGTATCTTCCAATGGAATGGCGCAGAGGCAACAACTGCAACAGGCCAAACATTTAGCAATTCAATTCCGCTAGTTATTACTGACAGCACAAAAATTGCCGTTAATGATGCTCCAAAAGACAGCGTTGGTGCAGTAGGTGATTATGCAATTGTAGCAATTGCAGGCACTTATTCATTATATTTTAAGAAAGCAAAGACCTTTACAGCCGCTGGTACTTGGGTAGCTGTTGGTTCTAACGCATGGGCCGCAAGCTGGCCAACTGTACAGGGTACAGTTGCAAGCCCAGTACTACTTGCAGGTGATGCACTAACAATGACAATTAGTGGAGCTCCGTATAGTTTTACTGGCCATACAAGTTTAACAACTCTAGTAGCAGACATTAATACAGCAATGGATGACAGCGACGGCGTAGGCACCGGCGACTTAGATAATCCAGTTGTACCTCCTGGTGTTTCTGCGGCAGTTATTAATAACCGTTTAGAAATTTATTCAACTGGAACTGCAATTGCTATTAGTGGAACATCTGCTAGTAAGATTGGTATTACTGTAGGCACTTACTATGCACCAGCATTAGAAATTAAACCTCATACACAGTTACCAACATACAAGCGCACAGATAATGCATCAGCGGTACAAGGTTACCCAACTGGCTCTTTATGGGTTAAAACAACTGAACCTAACTTAGGTTCACGTTGGAGAATTAAAGTTTACAACGAAGCAACAGGTAGTTGGATTGAAAAATTTGCTCCATTGTATGCAAACAGCGCAGCCGCATTAAAAGGACTTGATCCTACAGGTGGCGGCTTAAACTTAGTACAAGGCGCACTGTTTGTTAAAACTAATATTGCAGAAACACTTAATGCAGCCAATCGTCCAACAGATGCAAATTACAAAATTTATGCTCGTAAAACTTCCGGAGCAACAGAAATTGTTTCCGGTACTGCTNTAACATTTACTGCACAAGGCANTAACTCGTTTACAATTAAAGAATCAGTTAAAGGTCAAACNGCTACTACNGACGCACTTACAGTAACATTTACTGGAAGTGAAGGAGTTGATGGCTTTTTAACACAGTTAACACAAAAATTAGCTGATNCAACATTTAACTCTTCACCATACACTTCTAAAATTACAGCTAGTAAAGCTGTTGNAACTGGTGAAGTGACTTTACGTCACGCAGACGGCGGTGACATTTACTTTACACAAGGAACTGGAACTCCAATTGCAGATTTGTTTACTCCGTTTACTATTGACCCACTAACAATGGCTGGTTTAGGAACACCTAATTTTTACACAGATGCAGGCCCTGAACAATATGTAGCAACATTATGGAGCCCATACGCTGACATTACTGCCAGTGCAGATGCTCCAACAACTGAAGCCGCTGACAATCAACTATGGTATAATTCAATGGTTGACGAAGTTGATATTTTAATTAACAACGGCTATACATGGGTTGGATATCGCTACCAAGCAGGTGCTGGCCTATCAAACTATAGTTCCCCTTACTACGCGGCATCAGACGATTCTAAAACAGATCCAGCTGGCCCGCTTGTTTCGGCAACTAAACCAAAGACACAAAGTGATGGTACAAATTTAGTCACAGGTGACTTATGGGTTGATACTAGTGACTTGGAAAATTATCCTTCACTATACAAGTATAATAGTAATACCGGTAAATGGGCAATAGTTGATACTGGCGACCAGACTACAGAAGATGGCATTGTATTTTTTGATGCACGTTGGAATACTGACGGTGAAGCGGCAACTCCAAGTACAATTAAAGAATTATTAACAAGCGATTTCTTAGATTTTGATGCTCCTGATCCTGCATTATACCCAAGAGGTATGTTGCTATGGAACTTACGTAGAAGTGGATTTAATGTTAAGAAATTTGTACGTGATTATGTTGATACTAACACAGACAACGTTCGCCAAGATGGCGCACAAATGACCGATTACTATCCACATCGTTGGGTTACTGAATCAGGTAATCAAGAAAACGGCGCTGGCACATTTGGTCGTAAAGCACAACGTAAAGTTATTGTTCAAGCGTTGCAAGCCCTTGTTAACAGCAATCAATCACTACGTGATGAAGAAAGCAGAATATTTAACTTGTTAGCTTGTCCTGGATATCCAGAGTTAGTTGGCGAACTTGTATCGTTAAATTACGATCGCGGTTTAACAGCATTTGTAGTTGGAGATACACCTGCACGTTTAACAGCAGATGCAACTAGTTTAAACAACTGGGGTAAAAACGTATCGGGCGCAGTTGAAGACAACGATGACGGTTTAGTATCAAGCGATGAATACTTAGGTGTGTTCTATCCATGGGGATTCACAAGTGATAATTTAGGTAACAACATTGTTGTACCGCCAAGCCACATGATGTTACGTACTATTGCATTAAATGATAATGTTAGCTATCCATGGTTTGCACCAGCAGGCACACGCCGTGGTGGAATTACTAACGCTACCGCAGTTGGCTACGTTACAAGCGAAGGCGAATTCCAATCAGTTGCATTAAATAATGGACAACGTGATACATTAGCTGGTGTTAAAGTTAACCCAATTACATTTATTACAGGAACAGGTCTTGTAAACTACGGACAATATACTCGTGCTAGAAGCGCAAGTGCATTAGATCGTATTAACGTAGCACGTTTAGTAATTTATTTACGTCGTCAATTTGCACAGTTGGCTAAACCATATGTGTTTGAACCAAACGATAAAATTACTAGAGATGAATTGAAAGGTGCCGCAGAAAGCCTATTGTTAGAATTAGTAGGTCAACGTGCATTGTATGACTATATCGTAGTTTGCGATACATCAAACAACACACCATCAAGAATTGATCGTAACGAACTATACCTAGACGTTGCAATTGAACCAGTGAAAGCAGTGGAATTTATTTACATTCCACTACGCTTGAAAAACACCGGCGAGATCAAAGGCCTAGCATAATAATATAACGGAGCATACAACATGGCAATCGCAAGTTTATCAAAATTTACCGTACCGCTAGCGTCAGATCAAAGTGCTAGCGCACAAGGTATGTTAATGCCAAAGTTAAAATATCGCTTTAGAGTGATGTTTGAAAACTTTGGTACATCAACACCAACAACAGAATTAACCAAGCAAGTTCAAGATGCGGCTAGACCTCAGGTATCTTTTGAAAATCAAAAGATTATGGTTTATAACTCAACTATTAACTATGCTGGTCGTCCAAGCTGGCAACAAATGTCAATCAAATTACGTGATGACGTAACTGGTGCAGTATCCAAGCTAGTTGGCGAACAAATGCAGAAACAGTTTGACTTCTTTGAACAAAGTAGTGCGGCCTCAGGCGGCGACTACAAGTTCTTAATGCGTATTGAAATGCTAGACGGTGGTAACGGCGCACAAACCGCAAACGTTCTTGAAACATGGGAATGTTATGGTTGCTACGTACAAGCCGCTCAGTATAACGCACTAGGTTATGGCGCACAAGATATGTTAACAATTGACTTGACAATCCAGCCTGATAACTGTATTCAAACTAGTGGTGGCGCGGCAGCTCCAACTTCGAGACGTTTAGGAACAGCGGCAACTGCATCTGGTTCACGTTGATAATTAAGCTCACTCAGGTGAGCTTTTTTATGACTACTCATTAACTACGTAGTTAATTTTATCGATAAATATTGTTATGGCCTTTACACCCAACTCATTTTTATATCGTCCTTCTAATATCACGTTGCGTGATCCACAACACGCCGCCCGGGTGTTTACTGACGATCAGTTTAGATTAGCACCAAAGCATAAGTTTTTATTCCACGTAGCATTCAGTATAAATTCAGCGGCATTATCAAATGCTAGTTTAATTGATCGATACAGGAATGAAATTAATGTACTGGTAAAAAGTGCAGACTTGCCAAACTTTACACTAAATGCAGAAACACTTAACCAGTACAATAGAAAAAAGAACATACAAACAACGCACAAATACAATCCTATTAATATCACATTCCATGATGACAATATGGGATTGATTAATCAGTTATGGCAAAACTACTATAGTTATTACTATGCAGACAGCAGGTCAGCATGGGATCCAGCGGCATACAAAAGAAATGCTACTCGTAATAGTGACTTTATAACTACACCTTATGGTTTTGATAACGGTAGTACATTGCCGTTTTTTAATTACATTAAAATTTACCAAATGGCCAGACACGAGTATGTGGGATATACTTTATATAATCCTATAATTACTAGTTGGAACCATAACAAAGTGGATTACGCAGGTCAAGGTACAATGGAAAATACAATGGGTATCCAGTTTGAAGCAGTTACTTACGAAAACGGTGACGTATCAACCGGGGATCCAGAAGGCTTTGGACTTGAGCATTATGATGTAGAAAAAAGTTCTTTACAAGGTAATGTTGATTCTACATCTAGTAGTCCGTCATTTACTGGCAGCGACACAGAAACACTAGATTTATCAATAGTTGACACTGTAACACAACAACTTAACTCGTATCAGAATACTGTAGAAAAAACAAATACTAATACAACAACTATTTTAAAAACGTCTACAACACCAGCACAGTCTAGCGCACTTAGTGGAATAGCATTTCCAACGGCCCCAACTAACACTAATAGCACAGTTGCATCATTAATTAAGTTAGGAAAATAATATGGCATCTAATCTACCTATTGAAGTATCAGTTGATTCAAGCGTTGAAGTAAAAAGTTTTTTTGACAAGTACTATTCAACGTCTGTTAGTTTTCCTAGCAATCAAATTGATGCAGTTGTTGGGTTTTTTACAAATAACGGATTTGGCACTGAAAGCGCCAACAGTATTAGTATTGTATTGTTAAATCAAGCTCGTGCTGATAATGTTAATGTCTTTGAATT